GTATGAATTATCAATAAATAATGTAAAAATTTGTAATTATATAGCAGATTTTAGATATTTATTAGAAGAAGAAAATGGTCTTTCTAAACTGGTTGTCGAAGATGCAAAAGGCATATTAACACCAGAGTTTAAACTAAAAAAGAAGATGATGAAAGCTATTCACAATATAGATATTCATCTCTCTTACAAAAAAAAATAATAAAGTTTGTTGACAATTAGGTTATGTATGCCTATCTTGTAGGTATCTAGTGCTTAATTTAACAAGAAGGAGAATATTTATGGACTTAGATTTTACGACTATGCCTATGGCTGATGTCTTCCGATATAGAGAAGACCTCAAAAGTCAGCTTGAGGCATTGAAGAAAAGACAAGCTGATATGAATGAAAAGCTTGCACTTAGATTTGGCAATGAAGCCAGAGAAAAGTTAAATGATGATAATAAAGACTTTGGTTCTGTTACTTTAAACGAGGACGAATACAAAGTTAAAGTATCTATCAGACAAAAAGTTAACTGGGATCAAGAGGGTCTTGTTCAAACATTTATGAACGATATGTCTGAAGATGATGCTAAACATTATGCAAAGATTACTTACAGTATTGATGAGCGTAAGTATAATAATGCACCGCCTGCAATAAAGGATAAGTTACAAAAGCATAGAACTGTTCAAGTTGTAGGTACTTCAGTTGATATTACGGAGGCTGCTAATGGCTCTTAAAATTATTTCTGCTGAAGAGCGTTTAAAAGAAAAGCGTGGACATAAGATTGTTGTGTGTGGACCAAGTGGTGTGGGTAAGACTACTCTTGCCCGTACTCTTGATCCCGATACAACTTTGTTCATGGATTTAGAAGCTGGTGATGCAGCCATTGAAAATTGGCCAATTGATGTTATTCGTCCACAAACATGGGAAGAGTGCAGAGATTTTGCTTGTTTTCTTGGTGGCCCTAATCCAGCTCTAACACCAGAACAACCTTATAGTGAAATTGAGTTTCAAAGAGTATCTCAGATGTATGGCGATCAAATGGAAGTTATGAAGAAGTATGACTCTATTTTTGTCGATAGTATTACAGTTGCTGGTAGGCTTTGTTTTCAATATTGCTATGGTCATGCAGATAACAAATCTGATAGAACGGGTAAGGTTGACACGAGATCCGTGT